ATTGCTTGACTTCGACCTTGTCGGCTACTGCGAGGTATTCGCCAACAGGGCATGGAGTGATTTTGGTATCGTTGGCTTCTTCGAAAGTTTGGTTCAAGAATGTGTTAGGATCAAATGACATAAAGTGTGTGTCTTTCAGTTACAGTTGCGAAAAATGGGGACAAGGTGGATATAACCTCTCGGCCCCCTGCGAGGGGTTATGACGTAGCCTGATCGGGCGAGTTGCGCTTAAGCCACTTGGTTACGATCAGGCGAAAATCTTGCGGAATGTCGGATTTGATGGGAAGGTTGCGAGTTTTAACATCCGCCATTGGGGAGGCTGTGTCCCAATACCACTTTTCTCCAGAGCGAGTAGTTAATATCGCGTCGGAAAACATAGCAGGGAACTTCGGGGCCAAAGCCTTGCCAAGCGTCGAAACCATGAGTTTCACTCCACCGAGAACAGCATCAGTTTCACGCTCCACATGAGCGAGTAGGACAAAATGACAACGGCAATTATCGCAGAGCATACGGATAATTTTGAGGACTTGGTCTTGGGCGATACCCCAGTCACTTTGGTTCCGAACGGCCTTTCCTCCCACAACAAGCGACATGGCGCAATCAGAGATACCAGTAGCGCCATCGATAACAAGAAATCGACTAGCATCCCACTCGTTGACGGGTCCATACTTTTCTCCAGTGCGATCGTCGGGGAAGTTGTTAAGGGCTTCCAAGAGTTTGATGAATTGGTTGTGCTTGGACTTATTCGGGTCTGGCATTTTCGCCAGAGCTTCGAGGTTCAAGGTGTTTATGTTCTTGGCGTTGGCGATGAGCTGATCAAAACCAGCAGTAGGCGCTTCGAGCCGATGCCAGTGTAGATTAGACGGAATTGCAAGGCCTCTGTCGGTCCAATATCCAGCCAAGGATTCAAACCCAGACTCCAAAGCGAGATAGAAAACTTCAACACCGAGGTCAACCAATGTGCCGATGGAGTGAGTCTTGCCGGTTCCAGAGGGTCCCATGAGAAGGATGTTCACCCCCGGAAGGGTGAATGGTGGGGTTAGCTTGATTGGTTCGGAGGTCATAGAGATTTAGTTCCATTTCTAGTTGATGCTTGACGACGCCAAGAGGCGGGTTTGGGTATTGAAAGAAAAAGGGGAAACCTCCCGGAATTGCGTGATGGTAGGAGCCAGACCACAATTCGCCGACGGGTGAGCATAGCTTGCACAGGCCTCCCCATGAGGAGTATGGGCGGGTCTTGCCGAGGTTGGTAATGACTCGTGAACCATACACCTTCCCGCAAGTTTCACATAGGAATATGCGGGATTGAAGGGAATGATGGTGTTCGGGCAGGTGCTCGAAACCGAGATAATTGTCCTTATAGAAATACAGGGCGGAAACATTACTCATCCGAGTAGATATCCGCGAGTTGCTTCAATATCGGCAGAGCGGGATTGGAGGTAGTCCTCCCATGTAACTTCTGCACGAGCGAGAGGGTCCCAGACTCTGCGTTCGAAATAGGTTTCAAGCCATTGATCGGGATTAGGGGACTTGCAGACTTGGAGGAGCGAGCATCCGCCGTATTCTGCACAGGAGTGATCGAGGTTGTAATCCCAATAGCCGGACTTCCAAGCATACATCATGCGCTCTATATCGCGGCAGGTTTGCTCCAGCCAGCGGTCGATCTCGTAGTCGGAACGGTAAGTCGGGCATTCGAGAGTGTCGTATTTGGTCTTAAGAATGGAAACCCCGCGAACGATGACACCGGAAGGGTTGTAGCCGTATTCCCTTGCAGCCCAGCAATAACCAGTGAACTGACTCCGCATTTCCCACTGCTTGCCCCATGAGGCACCGAGTTGGGAAGTGGTCTTTTCGTCATAGATATAAACCCCGCCAGCGAACTCCGCGATCATATCGGCTCGTCCGGTGTAGAGTATTGGATCGCCGGTTATAGGGTGAGGGATTGGTAGAGGCTGCGCAAATGAAAACTCAATTCCGCTGCGTCCGTCTGGGAATTCGAGGGGAATGGCGCTATCAACTCCAAGAGGGTAAGATTCGAAATAAAATTCGAGTGCGCCAGCTGTGCGCTCGAGAGATTTTGCTGACTCTGGCGGGCATTGAAAGTCGCCATAGCTTTGGACAAGTGCTCGAAGTCCCGCAGCAACTGAATCTTCAGGAGATTGGCTCTGCTCGTAGAAAGCTCGTCTGGCGTGTTCGATACCTTCCGCAAATGCCTTGCCAGCCACAAGATGGACTGACTCACCGAGTGGTTTGAAATGCTGGAAATAGGTTCGGAAAGCTTTGTTTGGGCAGGATCTGAATGAGGCGAGGGTTGTGGAGTCGATTGCGTGAGGGAAGGGGATGATTTCGTTGTGCATGGTTGGTCGCTTTCGTAGGTGTTGATTAAGTGGATGAGGTTTGCGCGAGAGGTTCGATCGGTTAAGTCGAAGAGTTCTCCCTTCGGGCCTTCTAGTATCATAGGCCGAGCTCACCAAGTAGATCATCAGCATTGACTTTGGGCTTCGCTGTGCGGGATTTAGCGGGCGGCATGGCTTGACGCTCTGCGCGGAGGAAGGTAATGGCCTCTTTCATTTCTTCGATGGTGAGGGTTCCCTCTCGAGCGCGACTTCGCCAGTCAGCAACCTTTTGCTGCATTTCAAGTGATACGGACATAAAGTGTGCCTTTTCTGGTGCGGGTTTTAATAGTATAATTGATGCTGGATTTAGTCAATAGGAATATCAAGTAATCCATAATTCCTCTCTCTGTCGAGTGCAGGAGACATAGAGGGAGCGAAAAGCTTCGGCCTTGTTACGGTTAAGCATCAAGTCCTCGAGGTCAACAAAAACCTTGCGGTAAGATGATCCCTGTGATCGGTGGGAAGTGATAGCATAGGAGTGTCGAATCTCGTGGAAGGCTTCTTTCAATTCCCAGAACTCACGCCATTTGTAACGCTTGCCGGATTTGGCTTCCATTGAAAGCTCGTTCAGGCGATTGGATAAGCGGAAGGCTCCGGAAGGGGTAAGGACTCGAAGAGTGATTTTGCGTTCACGCTCATCAAGAGCGAGGATGTTGAAGATTTCAAACTCACCGTGTAGAGGGTGATTGCCCTCGACTACCTCAACGATCTCGGCGGTTTCATCGGTTTGGAGGATGATGTTGCCGTCAAGATCTGTGCAGCGAGAAGTTGCTACGATCTTGTCGGTCGGTAGCCAGAAGGTAGCTTTGGCTTCTGGGCGGCCGAAGATCAAGCCCCGAACATAATTATTGTATTCATCGACTTTTACATTCCGCCAAGATATGATTTTGGCTTGGTCGGTTTTGAAAAGTTCGATGTTCGACTCGATTTCGTTGAACCAATCAGCTTTACCGACTCGGTAGACTGGAGGATTGGTGACGATCTTGATCGAGGGGAAGGGATGGTCTACGACATTGCGGATCTCGGTGGCAAGATCAAGCATTGAATTGCCGTAGCGGAGGACTTTGGTTAGAGTGTAGTTGTTTTCGATCTTCCAGATAGGGGATGTGATTTCGCCGACAGGAGGTAACTGCGCGGGATCGCCCATGAAGATGAAGGGGACTTTCCAAACACCAAAAGCGTCGTTGATTGCGTCCATGAGAAAGCGGTTGACCATAGAGCCTTCATCTACGACGATGACTTTATAGCGGGATAGGTCGACAGGTTCTTCAGGCTTTTGGAGTTCCTTGACTTCACCATTGGCTTGAAGGGATAGGCCGAGGAGAGAATAGATCGTCTTGGTTACGCAGGCTTCCAGCCCCGCCTCGTCAAGGTAGTTGCGGAGAACCTTGACGGCTTTGTTGGTTGGGGCCGTGAAGCAGATCTCGGAGGGTTTACAGAAGCCGGAGTTAACAAGTTCTTGAATGCAGAATGTCTTGCCCGTTCCGGCGTAACCCTTGAGCAGGAAAAAGCGGTGGGAGTGAGAGAAGCGAGGTGTGGTGTAGCCCTCTTGTAACCATGTGGTCATGAGGGACAGAGCTTCTTGCTGGTCTGGTGTGGGGGAGAATTTGGGAGTATCTTCAGTCATTTTGGGCTTCCTTTTCAGGTGATGGCTTTCGCCGTTGGGGTGGTTGGTATAGATGGGATTTTAGGTTGAGTCAATCGCAGCATTAAGGCTTATCAGTCTGTCGGTCATGGGGTTTCCTTTAATATCCTGCATAGAACTGCGCATCGCTGTAATCGGGCGCCGTCTCGCGCCTGTCCCACTGCTCTAATTCCGCAAGATGCTGCTCACATGAAAACTTGCCAAACATGAAGCCCCTGTGTGTTGCCCGTTCGTCGCAATAGGAGCATTTAGGCCCACGCTGCTTTGCTTTTAGCTTATACACCATCCCTACTCTCCAAGCGCCCGAAGCAGCGCGGTTATGGCAGTCTTTGCAAGGTTGCCTGTCGTCCGCATATACGACCCCCAATGCGCTGTGTCGTTTCGCTTTACTCTTGCGGAGCATTCACCAGTCGCCCAAAGTGTCAGTTCGATGACCCACCCCCTCCGCTCAATCTCATCGAGCGTTAGCCTTATGTCTGTGAGGTAGTTGGGGAAACCCCAGTGCCCAGAAGTCACGCCATTCTCGCGCTTCCAAAGACTCTCACCGAACCCCAGTACGTTAGTCTCGGCCCACCCCAAAGCAACAGCAACAGCCTCAACGACTTCCTGACTTATATCGCCGGAAGCGATGCGTTCGGAGAGTTTCTGTCCCTGCGTTGCACCGGCCTCATCCTGCGAATTGTCATCGGGGCCGAAATCGCCGCCCCATCCTTCCATAATCATCCCACCTTCTCCTGCGGCTGTAGTGCTGCGCGGACAATGCCTTGCTCCAAATCACGAGCATGTTGTTCCCACAGGTCGCGCTCTTCTTTCAGCCGCTCCACCTCGGCGGTGAGTGCTTCAACCTTGTTTTCAAGCGCAACCTTTTCCAGAAAGTCGTCAAGTTTCACAAAGCCTTCTGGCGTTGCTTTTTCAAGTGCGGCGGTGAGTGCTTCGATGCTGGCGCAAGCGGCCTGCATTGCGCCGTCGATAGCGCCCTCCCACGGAATTTGGTGCTTTTGTTGAAGGGCAAGCCAGTGCTCCGCAGCATCCGCGATCAGCTTGTTCAGGCGGGCATTTTCTGCGATCATTTCATCATCCTTGTGCATCGGGTGTCCTTTCGATCTGGTCGAGCATGGCGCTTCGGTTCAAGGCGCTTACAATCAAGTCAACATCTAGCTGTGATAAAGACGGCCGCCACTCGTTGAAGGGGACGAGTGCTATTGCTGCTTCTTTGTCTTTGCGATCCAAAATAGCGACGTATCGTTTGCCGCCAATGGTGCGATGAACACAGCTTCGAGCATACCGCGCATCATCCCTCCCCGCCGCCTCACGAATGAAGGCGCTGTGGGCGGCTATGGCTGCTTGGGCTTGGTCGATCTGTCTATCCCATCGCGTCCAGCTTTGGGCTTTTGAATCCTCCTGTCGGTCACGTATCGCCCGCGCCACCTGCTCTACCAACTTCTCGTTCATGCTTGTTCTCCTTGGCGGATGGCTTGGGCGATGCTGCGGCATTTGTCGGCGCGCATCTTCGCAAAATCCCTGTATTGGATTTGCCCTTTGTCGTTAAAAACCCCCATTTCGCCTTCGTGAAACTGCGCCTGCTCATCAGCAATCCCCAAACACCGCTCTCGCTCGCGTTCCTTGCCGCGCTGTTCGGCTGCTTGGATTGCTGTCCAATACGCTGCTTCTGACATGCTTATGAGGCGGGTGCTTTCTAGCATTTCCTGCGTTGGTTTCAGCTTATCCATTGTTAGCACTCCTTTGGCTGTCAGTGTCGTTGCTGCGCTTCAATACTTTGCGGTCTTCCACTTCGCATCTGCGGCAAGACTCTATTCCACGCTCTTGGGCATCTAAGGAAAGTGTGTTACCACAGCGGCATTTCGGGAAGGTCAACTCCCTCCTACGCCGTTCTTTCTTGGCCGCTATCCGTTCTGCTTCAGTCATTGGCTTGGTCCTGAGCTTCACCAACCATGCTGCCATCAGGCGCGATTAGAACGTCAACAAGTTCAACGGCGATTTTGCCTCCGCTATCTTCCAGCAGCGCGCCTGCGCTTTCAGCGTCGTATTTTGTGGCGTGATAGGAAATGGCATCAGGGAATCCCGCTAATTTACCGGTTAGGCGGTAGCGTTCCTCGCGTTCAAACGGAGCCTCAACCAGAACTTCAAGGCCCTTTGTGTAGTTTTCGCCTTTGCGGATACGCAGCTTGCCGAGCACAATCTCAACAACCTGTTTGTCAACTGTGACAAATTCGATACCTTCAACGCCCGTTTCGGCGGCGGTCTTTATGCTTTTCAAAATCATTTTGGTTACTCCTTTGTGAGTGCTTCGGCACCTTCAACTTCCGCCACAAATTCCAGACTTACGCCTAGCGGAGTTAGGGCTGCCTTATACGCCGTATTTTCCAACCCGTTGAAGGTGATGTTGAAATTC